TATAACTCAAACTGCTGTTTCTGTTGGGACTGCTTTGGTGCAGGTTGTTGCCCCTGATATCAATTCTGTAAAGGTAACTCTGCATAATCTTGAGAGTGTCGCTAGCAGACAGATTTGGGTTGGTGGAAGTGGTTTAGTGCAGGGACAGTCTGTCCATATAAACTCTGCCAATATCTTGCAGTTAACTCTTGATCCAGGTGATGCTCTTTACGCTGTAACTACTTCCGGAACTTATAGCCTTGGAGTGATTGTGCAGAAGCAGGACTAATGCCTTATTTTATTGAGCAGACTCAGCAGGGTTGGAACACTGTCAAGGATGATGGTGTTATTTTGGGGCAACATAAAACTAAGGCTGAAGCGATTGCACAAATGTTAGCGGTTAGCCTTGCTGAGAACATTCCTGTTGGCGGGGAACTGAAGCGCGCTGTTGCTGCTGGTTCGTATAGCCCGCCTGTTGGTGTGCAGGATGCTGCTAAAAGGGCTTTGGCTTGGATTGATGCTGGTTTGGCTGGTTCTGGGTTTACTCGTGTTGGTAGAGCTAGGGCGCAACAGTTGGCTTCGGGTGCTGATGTTTCGGCTGATGTTGTAAACAGAATGATCTCTTATTTTGCTCGCCATGAAGTTGATAAGTCTGCTGTTGGGTTTGACCCTAGAGATGAAGGTTATCCTTCACCTGGTCGAGTTGCTTGGGATGCTTGGGGTGGCGATGCAGGTCAGGAATGGGTGAACAGTTTGCCTAGTGAATCTGCTGTTAGAGCAGCAGGGGACAGAATTGGTATCTCAGATTTTGACGATACGCTTTATGTTTCTGGCGGTTTGAATCAGGCTGTCTATTCATATATTGAAGCCCAGGATGTTGATTTGATTGTTGTTACTGGCAGACACGAATCAAATCGTGAAGAGACTACTGCTTTATTGAATAAACTTGGAGTAGATTATTTAGATTTGATTATGCAGCCAGATAATCAAAATGATAGTGCCGCCTTCAAGGGTGCTGTTGCTGAAAAGTTTTTGGCTGATGGATTGGATGTGGTTTTTGTGGTTGAAAATAATGCTGAAGCTCGTGCTGCCTATAAAGATGCTGGTGTGAGTGTTGTTGTTGATCCTGCGGATTTACCTGAATCAAATGAAGGAAGAGACATGGGAGAATATACGATGACTGAGTTGCACGATAAGGTTTACAGTTTGAAGGGTGATGCTTTAGAAACTATTGCCAAACTTGCTGAGACTGTCTATCAGCTTTGTGAAATTGTTGACTCTATGAGTGAGCCTGCTGTTGTTGTTGAGCCTATGGATATGCCTGCCGAGATGATGGTTGAAGAAGATAGTGTTCGTTTTGTTGAGCCTTCTAAGGTTGCTGAATTGCATGAGCGCGGTGAGCGTGTAACTAAGGGCATTGAGCAGCGTGTTGCTTTTCAGGATTTAGAGATTCGCCAGGATGGTGATGGCATGACCTTGCGCGGTTATGCAGCCGTATTCAATTCACCTTCTCAGCCTTTGCCTTTTATTGAGACTATTGAGCGCGGTGCTTTCAGGGATTCTTTGAACTCTCGTAATGACATCAAACTTCTTTGGAATCACGACACAAGTATTGTTTTAGGTTCTACTCGTGCAGGTACTCTAAAGCTTGTTGAAGATGAGCGTGGCCTTTATGTGGAGAGTTCTCTCCCTGACACTCAGGCTGGCCGAGATGCGGTTATTAGTATTCAGCGCGGAGATGTAACAGGTTTTAGTTTCGGCTTTAGGGTTGCTGCTGGTGGCGATACTTGGATCAACGCTAATGAGCGTGTCCTAAAACGCGTGAACATTCATGAAGTTTCTGTTGGTGTTGCTTTCCCTGCTTATCTAGGAACTGAAGGAACTGCCAATGTTAGATCTGTACCTGATTTGACTGACAAGATTGCTCGTTTAGCTGAGATTCGTGGAGTGTCTGCTGAAGAGTTGACTGATGCTCTTTTGGCTCTTGAAGCCGGTGATGAGTTGACTGCCCGCCAGGGTGAACTTTTGACTGACACTCTTGGCAAGGTTCTAAAGCAAGATCCTGAAGTTACTAACCCTAACGCGATTTTGGAGTTGAAGAAGAAAGAACTTGATTTGCTGATGAAGCGCGTATAATTAGAGTGTTGCCCTTGCGTGGTGTTGGTTGGCAATAAATAAAGAAACCTAACTTTCTTTTCCCCCTGATTTTTGTCTGTCCTTCAATCAGGGGGTTTTCTTTTATGCGAATGTATATATTTGGGGTATAGACTTTATTTATCAGGTGTGTTTATCCCCTGAGTTTCTGGCTGAGTGTACTCGCCTAATCCCCCTAAAAACTATGTTCTTGAAAGGAACAAACCTAATGAGCGATTTTATTGCTAAGCAGGTTGATGCTAAGGCTAAGGCTTGGCACGAAGCTAAGGAACTGATTGATTCAGTTGAAGCTCGTGGCGGCGTTTGGTCTGGTGAAGATGAGGCTAAGTATGCTTCTCTAACCGCAGACATCAACAAGAGAAATGAACTAATCGAACTTGAACAGCGTGAAGCAAAGACTTCTGAAGCGATTGCTAAGGCTGCTGTCAACTTCAAGGATGCAACTGTTTCTGACAACGAATCAGACATTCTTCGCAAGATGGCTATGGGCGAAATGCGTGGACATGAGTTCCGCGCAATCACTGGTTCTTCAACTGGTGCGCCTGTTCCTACATCTTTCTACAACGAGATTGTTAAGGTTGCTCGTCTAGTAAACCCACTGCTAGAGTATGCAACTGTTATCAACACTGCTTCAGGTGAAAACTTGCAGATCCCTTCACAGTCTGCTTTCTCAACTGCTGCAATCGTTGGCCAGGGTTCTTCAATTGGAACTTCAGAGCCTACCTTCAACGCGTTCACTACTCTTAACGCTTACAAGTTCTCAGCTTTGTCTCAACTATCTCGCGAGCTTGTTCTCGATGCTGGTGTTGACATTGTTGGTTTCTTGGCTGAGCAGTTTGGTAACGCTTTCGGTTTCGCAATTGGCGACAAGCTAGTTAACGGAACTGGAACTGTTGAGCCTACTGGTTTCCTTCCTGTTGCTGGTACTGGTGTTACTGGTTCAACCGGTGTATCAGGTGCTTTCACTGCTGACAATGTTATTGACCTTGTTTACAGCCTTGATGGTGCGCTTCGAAGCAGGCCTACTTTTGCGATGCTAGCAAACAGTACTTCTATTGCAGCCTTGCGTAAGCTAAAGGACTCTTATGGTCAGTACTTGTTCAACATTGGTAGTGGTGTAGATACTCGCGACCTTGTTCTTGGTGTGCCTGTTATCGAGACTCCTGCTATGCCTAGCCCTGGCACTGGTGTTAACTCGCTTGCTGTTGGAGATCTAAAGGCTCTTTACATTCGCAACGCTGGTGGCCTTCAGGTTGACCGCTCTGATGATTACGCCTTCGGAAACGACTTGGCTACTTGGAGAGCAACTTGGAGAATTGACGGAGCGCTAGTGCAGAAGTCAAACATCAAGAAGTTCAAGGGTGGAGCTAGCTAAGCCCTTTTCTCCCCGAAAAGCCCCTCAAACTCAAAAGGTTTGGGGGGTTTTTCTTATAGAGTATTTGCATGACAACTAAAGCCGCTATTGCCTGGTATTCAAACTCTCTCAATCAGCCGACTGGTTATGGTACTCAATCTAAGCAGGTCATTGAAAGACTTGTTAGGGATGGCCATAAGGTTGCGATGCTTTCTAACTATGGTGGTGAAGGTGTCAATAGCTTGATTGAGACTGGTGCGGGTTTGATTCCGCATTACAGCAGGGGAATGAATCAGTATTCGACTGATGTTATGCCTTTGCATTATGCGCATTGGAAGGCTGAGAATCCTAAACTGCCTTCTTGGTTGTTGACTCTTTATGATGTTTGGGTTTTCGACAACCCTGCGCTTGATGCTATTCCTATTGCTTCTTGGACTCCAATTGACCATCAGCCTGCCCCTGAGAATGTTTTGAAGTGGCTCAGGAAGCCTAATGTTACGCCTATTGCGATGAGTGTTTTCGGTAAGAACATGATTGAGCAGGCAGGTATTGAATCTGAGTATATTCCGCATGCGATTGATACTAAAGTTTTCAGGCCGACTAAGGATTTGCCTGAAGGTATTTCGGGGCGTGAGTTTGTTGGCGGTGAAAATAACTTTGTTGTTGGCATGAACTTTGCTAACAAGGCTGGCGGGTTCATACATCGTAAAGCTGTTGCCGAGAACTTTCTTGCTTTCGGTTTGTTTGCTCAAAAGCATGATGATGTTGTTTTGTATTTGCATACTGAGCCTTATGGTAAGCAGTCAGGTTTCGTGTTGCCTAACATTCTTGCTGCTTGTGGTGTCCCTGCCGAGAAGGTGAAGTTTGTTGACCCGATTGCTTATCAGTATGGGATTAGTCAGGAGACTTTGGCTGCGATCTATTCGGCTTGGGATGTTGGCTTGTTTACTAATTATGGGGAAGGGTTTGGAGTTCCGCAGGTAGAGTGCCAAAGCGCGGGTGTGCCTATTATCACAAGCAACTTTGCTGCTTCGGCTGAGCTTGCTTCGCCTGATAGTTTCCTAATCAATGGTCAGCCTTTATGGGATGCCGGTCAGCATACTTGGTTCAATGTCCCTAATGTGCAGGCTATCGCTGATGCCCTTGAGCAGGCTTACCAGCGGGGCAGACAAGAGTTCCCTGACACTTTGGCTTTTGCTCAACAGTATGATGCAGACAAGATTTATCAGGAGAAGTGGAAGCCACTTATCAAGAAGTTATCTGAGAAGTGATCCCTGTTTTAGGTTTCTTGACTTATTCAAGATTTGATATGGCTGACCGCCTGCTTGCTTCTATTGATTACCCTGTTGAGAATCTTGTTATTGTGGACAATTCGGGAAGGCGTGAGTATCAGCCTGTAAAGCCTGAGCTTGTGAAGAACTTGTGGTTTATTCAGTTGCCTTATGGTTTAGGTTATGGCGGGGGTTTGAACCTGATTGTAAAGAGTACTCCTTTTGCGCCTTACTGGGTTTTAGTAAATGATGATTCTGTTTTTTTGCCTGGTGCGCTGGAGAAGATTGCTCTAAAGGTTGACACTCAGGCCATCAACTTCTTGAGTATTTACCCGAAATGGTCTGGGTTTGTTTTGGGTGAAGGTGCAGTGTTGAAGGCTGGTTTGTTTGATGAGCGTTTTCATCCGATCTATTTTGAAGATAATGATTATGAGCGCAGGCTTGAGCAGGCTGGGGTTAAGGCTCACTTTATTCATGCTGCGCTGAGACATGATAATTCCAGCACTTTGAACTCTGGCTTTCAAACTAATAATGATTTGACTTTTCAGCGTAATCATAAGCTCTTTGAGAAGAAGGTTGCTGAGCAGGATTACAGTGAAGGTAACTGGAGTTTGCAGATTAGAAGGGCTAACAGTTGGGAAAAATAATTTATACAGGGGGAACTTTTGACTTGT